TTTTTACTGTTTGAAGGTAGCACGCAGTTATTGAAGCTGACATTTGCTAAAGGTATGTCTGAGCCTACTAATTTGGTTACGGTTATAAACGAGTCTGGCAACCCGTATGTGGTAGCTGAGAAGCTTGCAGATGATAATGGTACAGTGAAGAATGTAACCAATACCGCATTGCAGGGTGGAACAGATCCGACAATTACAAATGAAAATGTCTTATCAGCGTTGACTACACTTGAAGCAGAAGATTGGAATGTTCTGGTAGTTGACTATGACTCGGAAGATGTTACGCTGTTTGCATCTATGTTTGCATCTATACAAGCATACATTGATAGGGTGCGAGAAAGTGGTAAGAGGGTTATGGCGGTGTTAAGCCAGCCGACTACCATTGATTTAGTTACAAGGTTAGCTACAGCAAAAAGCTTTAATGATCCAGCTATCGTGTTTGTGTTGAACGGGTTCGAGTACTCTGACGGTAAAGTGGTAGATGGATATAAGGCCGCAGGAAGAGTGGCAGGAATGATTGCAAGTGCGGATATTACAGAGAGTTTGACACATGCAGTGGTGAGTGGAGCAGTAGCAGTAAAAGGTGCATTATCGAATACCGATATTGAGAATGCCATTAATAATGGTGCAATAGCGTTTACTTATAATGCTCAAAAGCAGGTTCAGATTGAGCAGGGAATTACAACGTTTATTACACCTACGGCTGACATGGACATGGGCTGGAGGAAGATAAGGCGAGTGCGTACAAGAGACGCACTAATTGATAGAATTTCGGCCACATGGGACAGTTTGGTTGGTAAAATAAATAATGATAAGAATGGAAGAGCTACGTTGTTAGCAGCTGCCCAAGGCGTGATTAATCAAATGGTCACGGAAGGTGCGTTAATTAGTGGTACGATTTATGAAGATCCAGCTAATCCGCCACAGGGTGATAGTGCCTGGTTTGTTATTCAGGTAGATGATACCGACAGTGCTGAAAAACTATACTTGACATTCCAGTTTAGATTTTCGCCAGTATAAAGGGAGGTGAGAGCATATGGCAGATGGAAGATATATTTTTCGGGATTGTGTGCCTGATGGTGCAATTGACATTGTGAATGTTACACCTGGTGAGGTGGTGCAGAGGAGTTGGAGTTTTAGAGTTAACGCTCCGCCTGAATTGATAGAAGCACTTGATGGAGGTGTTTTCCAGCCTAATCATATTATCCGAGGGTATGATGGTGAGCTGTATGACGGAGAAGGTAATTTCTTAGCTGAGGTCAATACTTTTCAAGCTCAAATAAACGTGACTAATACCGATTATCAAGCGGCGGGTGAGAAGATTAGCTGGGCAATACCGCAATCCTACACTGTAACGTTGACATTTACAGAAACAGTGATAAAGGATGCAAGGCTATTGCAAAAGGTTATAGCTGGGTTGCAGAAAGGATCGCCTGATGCAAGGCTTAATTTTATGGGAGTGCTACACGCTCACGAGTAAGGAGGTAAAAAGGAGTGAGCAAGACAGATAAAGATGAGTTATTAGCAAAAGAAGATACTATCTTAAAAGACATGGCTGGAGTGTTAAAAGCCATGGAGACGGTCGAGCAATATGAGGTATTCCGTGTCGTTAGGGATGGGAAAGAGTTGTTCAGCTTCAGGGTGCGTGGCTTACAAGATGAAGAGACGGAAGAATGTAGGCAGGAAGCCACTAAGACTGTAAGGGATAAGAGGTTCGGGAACTTAGCCGTGCCGCAGGAATTTAATGTCGCAAAGTTTAATTCGTTAATGATTGTTAGAGCGACGCATCCAGAAGACGCAAGGAAGCTGTGGGAAAATAAAGAGCTGTGGGAGAAGGCTGGAGTTATTTCAGCATGGCAGTTGGTGGATAAGGTGTTGAAGCGTGGTGAGAAGGATGCGGTTATCGAGTTGATAGAAAAGCTCAGCGGCTATGGTGATGAAGGAGCAGACCGAGTAGAAACGTTAAAAAACTAATCAGGGCAGGTGGTGAGGCGACCATACTCCACCACCTGCTCCAAAGATGTGGAATAACGCCTGATGAATTTTATGCGAAGCCAAAGAAGGTGCAGGATTTTCTAAGGGCGTCGGTAATTGTTGAGTTGGAGGGGGAAGCAGAAGTCTTTAGACAGATTAAAGGGGGGTAGCGAATGGCAGAAGAAAGTTACAAGATTGAACTTATCATTGATGCAAAGGACAATTCAGCTCAGACGCTTTCGCAGGCAGAAGAGAGGATTAACCGATTTCAGGAGAAAGCCCAGCTTGTAAACAAGCAGCTATCCCGTTCTTTGAATACACAATATAAAACTACACTTACAGCGGTAGATAGAACTACGTCTGTAGTGAATAGTGTGGAGCGGTCGTTAAAAAGAATACCGACAAAGCATTCCATTTTGATAGAAGCAAAAGATATGGTTAGTAGTGTCGTGCCGAAGATAGGTAGAGTATTACAGACCGCATTAAATAAAAGTGTTGGGATGGTTAAAGGTGTGTTTTCAACTATGGGCAGGATTGTGTCGAGCCCATTTACATGGTTGGGTGTAGCGGCGGGCGGGGCTGGAATGACAGCCGCAATTGCTGCTCCATTGAAGCTTGCAGGGGAGATGGAGCAGGCCAGGTTGTCCTTTAAATTTTTCCTTGGTTCAGAAGAAAAGGCCAGAAAGTTTGTTGCTGAGATGCAGCAAATGGCAGCTATTACGCCATTTGAATATAGGGATATTCAAGAGTTGTCCACGATGCTAATACCGTTATACTCAAGAATGTACGGAGTAAATAATGCTACTTCCAAGACTTTAGAAACATTAAGGTTGTTTGCCGATGCAGGCTCTATGACAGGTGCGGGGATGGAAGGAATAAAGGGAGCAATGCTCGGATTTACGCAGATAGCCCAAAGTGGTAGGTTGAATTTGCAGGATTTACGTCAAGTAACGTTAGGTTTGAGGATACCTATGGAAGATGTACTTAAGAATTTGGGCGTAAAAAGTTTGGATGATATTGCGAAGGCTGGTATTCCTGCAAAGAAGTCTATGGAAGCGATACTCAAGACGTTGGAGAAGTATAAGGGGGGAAGCGAGATACAAGCTGAAACATTGCAAGGAATGATGTCAACTATAAAAGATGTATTGACTATGACTATTACGCAGTTCGGAGAAGGTATGCTTGCTCCAGTTGAAGGAATATTAAAAGAGATTACGGACGCATTGACTGGGACGGGTAGTGGAGTGACGGCTTTACAGCAGAGGCTGTTCAATTTCGGGCGGCAGGTTGGCAATGCGTTTGTAAGGATGTATGAAGGAGTTAAGAAATTTGTAAAGGAGCTTACGTCATTGCCTGGCTGGGAGGATATGTCGTTATTAGAAAAATTAACAGCGACATTGGAGAAGGTGCTGGATGGTATGCTGGCATGGATAAAGGGCGATGGCAAAAAGCAGATAGATAAATTTGGTACTATACTTGGTGATTTTTTGAGTGGAGTATTTGAAGATTTACTACCGAAGGTACTACCATCGGTTATTGATTTTGCTACAGATTTGATTGGTGCTTTAGGTACGGCTTTGTGGGATGCATTGAAGTCTAATAAGGTGTTAATGACGATATTAGGTGCTTATTTGGGTTGGCAGGTAGGTGGGCCGATTGGTGCGTTGCTTGGTGGTGCAGGTGGTTTGGGTGTAAGTTCTTACTTTGATTTGATAAAAAAGGGCGAGCAGACATATCAGCCACCTGCTGAATCAATAAAGGTAATGAATGAACAGTATATCCTTGATTTAATGGGAATGGGTTACACAAGAACTGAAGCCGAGCGTATGGTATATGGTGAGACTAAACCATTACCTAAGAGTGGTGGGGGTAGTGCGATACAAGAACATGCTTTAGGTGGTATTTTTACAAAGCCGCATATTGGAGTGGTAGCTGAGAGAGGTGCAGAGGCTGTAATCCCGTTAACAAGGACACAGAGAGCGTATGAATTGTGGCAGAAGGTTGGAGTGCAAATAGGTGCTTTGAATTTTACAAAGCCGC